GTCCACTATTGCGCGGTAGAGCAGCTGGTTAGCTCGCGAGTCTCATAAACTCGAGGTCGGAGGTTCGAATCCTCCCTGCGCACCTAATTTAAAATTAAATATTATGCAGAAATTATTAGCAAAAGTAAACACAGAGGAAAGTTACAACCCTAATCCTAAGACACTATACGTGTACGAAACAGAATCAGGTATGGTAAATTACTCATACACTAATAAACGAGGTATAAGTTTCGCTATAAGTAACATACAAACAGGATGGCGTGGACCAGATTTACCAGATTGTATATATGACTACAAAAACCCTTTACATTTACTAAAAAACGTAATTAAAGCAGTAAACGGTGGTGTAGTAAACGTAGTAGATCATAAGTTATACAGTAAAAAATTCAACTTTAAAAATTAAATAAAATGAGTAAAACAAAATTTAACGGATTTGAAAAGTATTTCATCCAAACAGCGTTAAGACACGCTATTCAAGAAGCAGAAACAGATGTACTAGCTACTGAATCTGAAGGTAAAAGATCATTGTATGCACCTGGTTATTTCACTATGGTAGGTAATGAGATCATTGACAAAGTAAATAGTATGACACTTAAAAAATACCAAGATTAATTACAAACTAAACACGACTACCGATCGATAATATATATGAATTTAAAATACAAATAACATGAATAATTTACTACAATCAATCAAACCTAAGTACATCAAACTTATTAATCAAAGTGATTACAAGTTTACGTCAACAAGAATTATCGCTAAACTAGAAAGCTCAAGATTTTACGGCGAGCTAACTATAAGCGAGATCAGAGATATATACGACATGTGTGGTATCAACGCGCTTAGAGTATCAGCGTGGGATTACAGATTTGGCGATAACATTTTAATAGATAGCGATGACTAAACAAGAACTACAACAACGAGCTAGCGATAAAGCTTTCGCTAAAATGTCTATGCTCTTGATTACGATCGAACAAAACAAAGAAGATATACGTACAGGTAACTACGGTGGTGTTACATCCACTGAGATGAATATAGTATTAAACAGTAATAAAATAGAATTAAAAGTATGGCAATATATCGCTAAATTAATAGAAACAGATGAAGAATAAATATATAACCGATGAGTTAATAGCTCAAAGAATGGAATCAAAAGGTTGGATTGAAGGTTGTGATGATGAGCATGCTAGAAACCAAGTACTTGCACACTATGATTGTGAAGTAACAGATCAATGGCAAAACCCTGACTTTAGTATATATGAAGAGTCAACCGCTGATGGCTACTCTGTATGGATAGCTTCTGCTAATACAAATAACATAAATATAAACGAAGATGTGTACTATTATGATAGCGAACTTCCAGATGTGTTATACGAAGCGATACCTGATTACAACCGTATATACTGTGACTGTGAAGATATTATTGAAGATGCTATCACTAGGCACTACGAAGATCTATTATGTAGAATGGAAGACGAAATTACGGATGAGCTACTTGATGAAGGTTATAACCATAAAATAGTTAACCCTATAAATGCATTACAGTACATAGAGATGATCTCTCAAGACGACCAGTTTAATAAGGATCTACCTAAACTATATATAGGGCACATAAATATAGACCCAAGTGACGATTATAAGTATTTAGCATATGCCGCTAGAATTATTAAAGATAGAAATAGATATGAAATTGTAGCTAATCACTACGGCTTGACTATCTTTAGAGCAGTTCAAAACGAAATAATATTTAATGAACTAAAAGATGAAGTATAAAAACTACGATATAGATACGCAAGATAATGGGTGGGGTTACTTTGAAGCAACTAACCTTGACGACTGTGATGCACCTATCTTGTTCGCTAATACAATAGAAAAATTAAAAATAGAAATAGATGAAGACTAAAAAACAAACAATACCTAAATGGTTTAAAGGAACTATATACAGCGAAGGTGAAACAGTAACTAACCCATTCAGTGGCGAATGCTATACACTTAACGGCCTTGAGCTCTCAATGTACGACTATATTATGGGTAGCCAACATATATTTGAGGTGGCACCTAAAACTGTTACACCTAAACAAGTTAATGAGTTTCAAAAAGCGTTGAATTGGTTTCGTAAGAATAATGTTGAAGCATATATGGTTCTACTAGATTAATACAAACTAAATACGATCGCTAATAGATAATATAATAAAAAATTATGGATATAAAACACACTAAAGAAATGAAGGGTACATTACTTGTAGAGTTATTAGATGGTAATGTTTACGAAGTATCAAGACACAACTCTGGTTACTCGGTTAGACCTGATGAAGGTCATCGTAGCTTGAGTAAATTAGAAGAAAACTATTTGATAAAAATGTTTAAGCAAAGCTCTTGTTTTAGAGTGTAAAATAAAAATTATGAACTTATTAACACAAATAACATTCTTTTATTTTAGGATTAAGAATCATTCGACGCATTTTACTTGAAGTAATATTATTACTGATAGCAGCTTCTTTAATAGAGTTGTATTCAATGCTATACACAGAACATTTCTTTTGTTTAGCTTTTAGTAGCGCAAGTTTGGTGTTCATATTCATCTTAGAACCTTTCTTCGATTGACTAATACGATCTTTAACTTCTTGAGTCATTACCTTTTTAGCTGTTAGCTTTTTAGTTGCGGATAGCTTTGCTTTGGATTGCTCGGACCATTTAGTTCCGCTAGCACCTCCTTTTCCTCCTGCTGACAAGTTATAAAATTTACTGACATCAAGTTCTATGAGTTCTTTTTCTTTATTGAACATAAACTCTTTAGAATCAAAGTTATATAATATAGTAAAGATAAAACTATCTTCACCATATTTGTTCCAAGCACTTTGCAAATAACTGTTGTTGTGTTTGTTAAGTTTTAAGCAATGCTTATGATGTCTCCAACGAGCACTAACATCGCTTGAACATCCAATATACCTCTTATTGCTTGAGGTATTTAATATTTCGTATACTGTAAATTTGTTATCCATATTTATATAATTACGTAAGAATGAACTTATTTACATAAATCTATTAACTAAATCATGAGTATTTCACTTTTAACCCAAAATTCTAAACTTAAAAAAACATCAAAAGAACTCGGGCTCCGGGTCTTTAACTTCGGTATTCCTGCCTACAAATCTGCTAGCGGGAAACTGACGTGCCCCATGGCTGACAGTTGTGTTAAATTCTGTTATGCCAAGAAAGGAGCCTACATATGGAGTAACGTAAAACCTGCGTTTGAAAAGCGTTATCAACTCAGCAAGACTGACATGTTTGTTGATGCTATGAACGCTGAAATACGTAAGAAGAAACCTGATTACGTCAGAGTCCATGATAGCGGCGATTATTATTCTCGCGCATATCTAAAAAAGTGGATCGACATTGCTAATAGCAATCCTAACGTACGGTTTTACAGTTACACCAATATGATTGATATGATGTTAAAAACCTCATTACCAAGTAATTACGATATAATATTCAGTGACTCTGGAAAACAAAAACATTTAATAGATGAGACAAAACATAGACACACTAAAATTTTCTCAAGCCATGCTGATCTTGATAGGGCTTCGTATACTGATGCCAGCTCTATTGATTTAATGGCAACTAAGTGGTTCAATAAAACAAATAAAGTAGGATTAGTATTTCATTAATGATAGCAATAATAATATGGATAATAGCGTATCTTTTATGCTTAACAATACTATTATATATAGAAGATATTACAGACTGAACACGATCAAACAAAGATAATATAATAAACAAAAACAAAAAACTTATGAACAATTTTGAAAAATTTAGAGATGACAATTCGTCAACAATTTCAATGGCTAGATACTACTCTGAAGATCAAGCACTTACATTAATATACAAACACGGCGGTGTATATGAGTACGAAGACGTACCATTATTTTATTGGCGTGGATTAATGGATGCTGAATCTAAAGGTAAATTCATTAACAATAACATTAAAAGATTATTTAAATTCACTAAAAAATAATAAATGACAGAGAAAGATATTACTAAGATAGCCGAGCTAACTGCTAAAATTATTATAGATCATTTAGAAGCAAAGCAAGACGAATGGAATCAAGACTTCCAAGTATCAATGGAGAATATTAAACAAGACGGCTTTGGTAATATGCGTATGATGTCTGAGCAAGAAATAATACACATGCAAATAGACGAACTACAGCAAGAGTTAGACAAAGCAGTTGAGGATGAAAACTTCACATTAGCTAGCAAAATAAATAATAAAATTATTAACCTAAATAAAAAATTAAAGTAATGAATATATTTTATCTATCTCACGATCCTGTGCAAGCAGCTAAGTATCAATACAATAAGCACGTTGTAAAAATGATACTTGAAACTGCACAACTATTATGTACAGCTCATCACGAGTTAGGTACTAATATTGATATACCATATAAAGCTACACATAAAAATCATCCGTCAGCTATATGGGTTAGATCCTCTGCCGAAGCATATATGTGGGCATACGAACATATGTTAGCTCTTGGTAAAGAATATACAAAACGTTACGGTAAAGAACATCTTACAATCGCTAAATGCCGCGATGTGCTATACACTTTGCCTAACGGTATATCTGATAAAGCTTTCGAGCAGCCACCGCAATGTATGCCTGACGAATATAAAGTCGACGGCAACAGCGTGCTTGGCTACTGGAATTATTACGAAAACGAAAAACACACAGTAAAAAACAAAAATGAGCAGAAAATTATACGTCCACACAACATCAACGAATTATGCGAACATTAATACAAAAATTCAAAAAGAACAGAAGAAAGGCAAAACACGTGAAGTTTCTTCACTTAAAGATAGCCGAACTACACAGTGAGATAATTGCTGAATCTTTTAAAGGTGAATTTCAATTTAATAAAGGTATAACTGTTATATACAGTAATGTAGAAAATAAAGCAAAGCTTTTAAAAAAGTATAACAGAAGATTAAAATTAATAGTGTACTAGTGTGACGATAGCTAGTATATAATAATAGTAAGAGGCTAATGTCACAGTACGAAAGAAATACAAGATATTTAGAGTTGCATCGTATAATATACAGACGTGATCCAGTAAATGATCTACCTACAGAAAATTTTGATTGGGGTAAGTTTTATGAGAATGGAACACATGAATGTTATACTTTGTTTAACTCTAAAGCTAAAATAAACACATATAAGAGTCTTAAGTGGCATATGTATGTTTTATGGTACTTGAACCCACAGTTGGATCAAGACTCGTTTAGCGCATTGATTGAGTATATATGTGATAAAACTAAAGGCTTCGTAACATTTAATGTATCTGAGCAACTATTGCAAACTATGTTATACGATGTTTCACTTATGGATTTGGAAAAACCACCTCCTAATAAACTACGTAAGATAATATTTAAAGATAGTTCAGGTTTGGATATGCGACAAAAGCTTACTATAGTAGGTCAAATGATAGGTAGAAACAAAATTTCCTCGAGTGAAATATATGACGCTATGCTATTAATAAACCATGACAATCAAAAAATAACTATAAACAAGTTAGCTGAGTCTTTAAATTGTTCTACAAGAACTATACACAGAAATATGAATAATGAACTTAAAAAAGAAAAATCACTTTTAAATAAAGAATTTTAATTTACATAG